TCAACTTAGTAATAGGCTTAGCAAAGTCTGCAGATATTCCTGCATTAGGACTTAGTGCTTTGCCTATTGCCCCGTCTCTAGAGATAGGTTTGCGGATTGGCATTTAAACTATCTTTGGGCGAGATTTTTCATGTGCTGATTAGCAATACCCATGTGTAAGTCTGCTAATTCTTGGTTGCCTTCTTTTTTATATGCTTCCGCTGCATTTGCATGAGCTTGCATTGCTTCGCCTGATGCTCCTTTAGAACTTAAAGCATAAGCTTTATCTGCTAAAGAACCAGCTCCAGAAGTTTCAGAAGTTGTTTCAGTATTTTGTTGAGGCTTATGAACATTACCAAAATGCTCTAAGGCAAGATTTCTTGAACCAAATCCATGTGCGGAATATTCTCTTCCCTCATGAGTTTTAATGCTATGTTGTCCAGCAGGAACAGTAATACGCCATTTTTTAACCTCTTTATGGCTAGCAGTTTTACCATTCTTACTTCGGTTAAAAGCTTTGGTTCCTGTTTGGGATTCTATTGTTCCCGCTTCTTTACCTTCATGAAGAATGGCATGTTTTTCATGTTGTGTAGGTTCGCCGGTAATAGGAGAAATTTTATTGCCTCCTACTGTTTTATACTCGTTACCTTTAGCGGAAGTAAACTTACCTTTTTTAAGACCAGCAGGACCTTCTTTAACATTGCCTTTACTATCAATCAGAACGTGAGCTCCGTTAATAGTAATCCATTGGCCTTCATCGGCATCTTGAGTCACTTGTAGCATTTTGCCTACAGGACCTGCACCATCTTCTGGATCTGCAAAGTCACCGTCTTGGATTTTAAGCATATCTTCATCAGCTAGCTCTTCGCCTTCTTCCTCTTCAGGCAGGTCTTGATCTTCTAAGCCCATTTCATTGTAGCCTGATTGCTTATCAGTAGCAATACGTTGACGCTCATCCTCACTGGATAATGCGCCAGAGGTAATCAATACTTGGCCTGTTTGAGCTTTGACGTAGTTAGTATCAGCAAGCTCTTTAGCTGTAGGTGTATCGAGTGGCAACCAGTTAAGAGTTGTTTCGACGTCCATTTTCATTTTGAGTTGTGGCTCAACATAGGACTTAATAACCAGCATGTGATGGCGTTCAGCTAATGGGGTTAAATCATGAGCTTGAATAGATTCCAATAGCTCATGATAACTTGCTTCTTCATATTCGCCTGTAGCATTAAAGCCTTTAGGGGAAGTACCAAGTAGCTTAGTAGCTGGTACACCAGCAATAGCTGCTACCAATTGGTATTGAGTCATGATTAAAGCATCAAAGTCTGCTAATGAAGTATCAAATTGATTGAACTCATCGCCTTCTTTATCACCAATTTTAATACCGTAGTTATCTCTAAACTGAGACCAAGTTTGTAATCTACCTATAGCGTCATTGGTATTAGCCATGACTGCTTCCATATCTGTAAGCCAAACAGTAGTACGCTTAGACATAGCTAATTGTGGTGCTTCATTAGAAGTACGTTCAGCAGCGTATACACGCTCCATGATTTGTTGTGTTAGCGGTATACCGCCATAAATATATTGAGGCTTAAGGACGTCTACCGGTTCAGCATGACGGAAAATGATTAAATGAGAGCGGTGAATCTTTTTACCGTTAATGATCCACCAGGTTGGCTCATAAAAATGCAATGTGTCTGGCTGACTTGCACTTGCTCCGTCAAGCATTGGTGCAGTCCAATAGGGGTCAACTTGCACAATGCCTTTGTACGAACCAGGAGTGACGCCATCAATGTTAAAAGGCTTTTCGTAATATTCTGGATCAGTAGAAATAACTTTAAACATTGCAACTCTAACGCCAAAGATTCTACCTTTGCGGATAAACTCACGCATGTTCCATTGTAAGCGTAATGACTTGTCATAAGACTTTAGAATCTTTACTGCTTCAGGATCAAGCTCATCGCCATCAGTAGTGACAATGTTGTATCCTTTACGGATAGCATCGTCAGCAGGCATTGCACATGCTTTGTTAACTAACCAATTTTGAGCAATGATGCCGCATAACTGTGCGCCAATAAATCCTTGGGTAGCATACCAACCAACAACCGCGTCTGAAACAGTATTGATTCCATTGGCGTACATTTTAAAGTTAGCAATGCCGTTGCTTGAATCGTCCATAGCGTAATCGCCATGAAATGCTGGTTGTTCTCTTTGCAAAGCGTTTAGACCGTCAGCTACTTTATTGCGGATCCTATCAGGATCGAGCATATCAAATTCATGAGTGCTGAACAGGCTTTTACGTGGCTTTGGTTGCTCAGGTTCTTTTTGAGCTTCTGGTTTGCCTAATAGCCATTTCAACATAAAATTTTGTTATCCAAAGTACGAACGTTTGCGCATCTCGCCCGATAAGTTAGCCATGATAAAAGCATCGGCCAAGTTGGGCGATGCAATGTCTCTTTTACTTAAATCCTTTTTGCCTTCAACTTTAACTCTACCAGCATTATCATAGTCTTGTTTAGGCGAAGTAAGTTCGTCTATTAACTGATTCAAATGCGGCATATTGCCATCAATGAAGATCATATCATCATCGTTGAAGGATTGTCCGTTTCTTACTGCATTATATGTATTGCGGAATCGATCTGCTATTAACCACCAAGCTTGTGCTTTAATGTTTGCAAAGTAATCCCGATTTTTAATCCCCGATCGCTGATATTGGGAATCCGGTTTAGCTACTGCACCACCTGCAAAGAATTTCTGGTGCTCAATCCTAACTTTATTTGAGGTATTAAGCTCATTGAACTTAGCCCCCGAGGTAGCACCTACGCCGATAGCATCATAAACGATTAAAGAATTTGATTCTCTTGCTTTAGCCCACACTTTGGAGCAAGACTTTAAAAGTTCATCTTCTTTAGCTTTCCATTGATCAGCCCAAACGTTTAGTGAACCATAAGATTCCACCATGGCGCAATAATCTTCGCCTGCATCTGCAACGTCAAAACCGATTCTACATATGCCACTAATTTGAATACCAAGAGCATTGTGGCCATCAATAGCAGCCATGACATGAGAGCGTTTAATAACAGATTCTTCGTCATCACTTTTAGGATTGCCTTCATATACATGCAGGTAATTCTCGTAATCTTCTGCTTTAGCCGCTTCCACTTCAGCACGCATTGTGTTGCTAAGAAACGGATTGTCATTGTAATTGATTTTCCTAACTATCGTATTGGGAGGAGGATTGGTTACAAAACGTCGATACACAAAGTCTGTTACCAAACGTGGATTAAAAATGATCCAATGTTGTGATCCTTGCTTACGAATAGTAGGGTTTAATATTTCCCATTGCTCTTCAGTAAGTAAATGTGCTTCCTCTGCCCAATGGATATCAATACCTTCGAGAGATTTGATCTCATCGATTGATCTCCATAAACCGTAGAAAATAAACTCACTGCCTGTATAGCGGTTAATGATCTTATTTTCTAGGATTCTAAATCTGTGGCCTAAATTAAACCTATTGATTTGTATTTTAAGTAATGTATATACAGATTCTTCAATTTTGCTTTGGAATTGCCTAGTGCAAAGCACACGTATTTTGCAACTATTACTAAGGAATATTGCAAAGCCTGCTGCGTCCCAAGACTTAGAACTGCTTCGTCCCCCGTATAAAACGCGGTTACGAGCAGGAGTTAGCCAGAAATCCTCAAGGCAAGGATTTAAAGTTGGATCAGGATTAGGAAATTCGACGAGCGTAGAAGTCATCAAGCGTCTTCACTTTTTCCTGTTCGGGTTCGTTAAGTCGTTGAACTTGTTCTTTATTGGTTTGTAATAACCCTAAAGGAATCTTAGAAGCTTCATTTGCCATGTTTGTTAAGCCATTAACCATACGAAGATTTCCTGCTTCTTCTTCGAGGTTATCGCTTGTTATATTCTGTACTTTCTCGTTAGCGAGTTTTGAAAGGCGATGGGCCGTTCGAGCACTTACCTCTGCTGCGCTAGAAAGATTGTCTGTTATAGAAAGCAATTTTTCTGCTAAAGTTTGAGCACTAATTTTCCCCGAAATTGGTAAGGAATTTAATGCCTTTTGTGCATCAGCTAATTTAGTAGCTGCTTGTGCTATTTTTTTCACTTTTTCGCCTACACCTTTGTTAAGACCCCTGGAAGACATACCGAATTCTTTAGCTAAAGCTCTTTGAGATTCCCCATTGAGAACTCTTTGCTCTATTTCATACCATTGTGGGGGTGTTAACTTTTTCCTTTTATCCATGGTGCATACGTGACTTAAGCCACCTTATCGAAAATGTACATCGTTTTGACAAAAAAGTATCTCACTATTTCGTATCCCAGTTTGGGATACATTTTAATCTATTATGATATCTTCTTGTTTAACCATCTTTCTACTCAATGTAGAAAGGTCTTTTGTCTTACGCCAGGACTTCCTAGCCACATTGTTAGCTTTCTTATAGAAGTTAGCCTTATTGATCCCCATTTCGCTAGCTATAGACTTAATAGGTAGCTTCTTACCATGCCTATAAAAGGAACATATATACACGGAATAGAAAGCAATCCTCTCTAATTCTTCCAAATGGTCTATTACTGTAATAAATGCAGGAAAGTAAGGGTTTAGGGGATAATCCACATCCGCATTGCCTGAACCAGATTCAAGCACAAAAGAAAAGGCAGGAGGCAATCTAGGACTAAAGTATCTATGTGCTCTTACATATTCCCAGAAGTTTATGCAAAGCTCCTCGAACTCAGGGTCATCAAACCTTTTGCTCATCCAATTTCCTTTTTGGGTGCTGGTTACGTTTATCCAGCTTCTTGGGTAAAGGATAACCAAGAACGATTGCAGAAATCATACCACAATCAATCTTTCTTAAGTTCTTTTCCATCCTTTATCTCTCAGCCCATTGTAGACGATTGTCGACGCTCTCTATCTAAAGATAGAGAGCAGCGTCGACAATCTCGACAATTATGGGTATTTGTAGACGCTGCAAAACGTGGATTGTCGACGTCGACAATCATATTATTTAGTAAGTGGTGGCAGTTCATATAGCCCTTGCTTCATTCTTAAGATTTCGCCTTTCTTAGTCATTCTTCCTAAAGAAGTTCTAAGAGAATCAATGGCATAGCCGTTATCTTCAAAGTATTGCTGTATTTCTTTAGTGGTTGTAGCTACGCCTTTTTCTTCCAAACATTTCAAAATA